CTGCACTTCTTTCCACCATTTGCACTTCTTTCCACCATTTGCAGTATCCACATTGTGCATATATTTGAGAACCATTTTTGAACGCCCCTTCCGTGGCCTTAACTAATTTATTACCTATTACTGTTCCTCTTCGAATATACCACTGGTCTATCCAATCAAACTTACTGACTGCACTCTTACTAAGCATGGGTCTTTCGGGCTTTTCGCACTTCAACAGCCAACTATCCCAAATTTCAATAGCTTGTTTATATTGTAGATAGTCCAGTACGATTTGAGTTAAATCTTTTATATAAAATAAATCATGTTGAGACCCATCAACTCTCTTTAATCGTACTTCTCGGTTCATAGTTTTAGTTTTTTCACTCATTTAATTTATTTTTAAAGTTCAGTGAAAAAATCATTTCTATCATCTAAATGAAATCCACTTTGGCCCTCTAGTTTTGTTACACGCCTTTTTCGCATTTTCTTGTATTTTCTATTAAAAAAATCGTTCGGCAACTCAGGATTAGCATAAGGTACCATATCCACGACTCCATAAGTCTTTGTTTCTGAACATATCGGACAGACTTTATTATGAAGTTGTATTATAGATCCTCCATCCTTATTTTGACGAGTTATATAGTATATTTTACCACACTTTAGCCTCATTTCAACTATCTTAGACATTTACTCTGCTTCCATTTCTATCTTCACTAAATGGTCAATTAACTTCCAGCTATTCTTATCTGCGTTCACAGTCCTCTTCAATGTTTCGCTCAAGAACCACTTTCTTCCCTTCACTAGATCTTCTTCATGCATATATATACATTTCCCCATCGGTACTATAACAACTTTTGGTGCTTCTTCTCCATATATCTCCGTCAATATACATTGAGCTTCTATAACCATCTCCCTTCTCACACGCAATAGTCTTTCTTCTATTTTCTTCTGATGCTCACTCCACAAACCATGTTCTGGACACACTTCATCTCTACATATGCCCTTCTCATCCAGCATATCTTTCTTGCAACCCTTAGGTTCATGGATCGTTAATTCTTTAAGCTCTGCAGCCATTTAACTCTTTTCCATAGCAAATAAAGATCTCTTTTTGTCAAGCTCCTCGTGAGTCTCTCTCCACTCCATCTGCTTCTGCCACCATTTATCAGATTTATCATCGCGAGCATGTTTATCCATAAACTTATTTAACCATTCCTCTCCTTCAAACTCATCAAAAGATTTAACTCTCTTCATGATTTTACTTTCCTTTCTATCGATACCCCAATTCCAAGTGTCGAATCTTCTCTTTTCATATTCAGTGCAAGTTTTAAACATGCAGTATTGGCCCATATAGATTTGCATAACATAACCCATATGTATAGGATGTAACCCATACATACTATAGTTATTATAGTCTCTCCCTAGATCATACATTTTGTCATAATGATATGCCGTGCCATATTGTACTACATATCCGTTATGGAAATTATCCCTAACTTGGTTAAAATCTCCTCTTCCAAATACCATTTATCTACTCTAATCCATATTTTATTATCAAACCTCACTTCTCTGTACTAGCTAGTACCAACTTATTGATGTTCTATATGTTTAGTTAGAAACATAAATGCCCAATAACAAAGATCAAGGAGCACCAATCTCAGACGAGAAGTCTCTAGACAAAGAACGAGAAGATATACTTAGAGAACTTTCGAAGGCTGTGAAGAAAGCAATAGAGAAAGAAACTGGTAAGACGATCATCAGGTTAAAAGCCCATCGTCACCCAAATCGACTCCACACACTTATTGCCGAAGTAATATTTAGTGATGGTGTAGAAGATGCATTTATGATAGAGGACTAACGCATAACCCGTATATAAATGCCTGCCAGAATTAGATATATTCCCTATGAAGAAGAATCTTCAGAAGAAGAAGAACCTTCATCACCCGAGGAAGAAGAATCCTCAGAAGAAGAGCCTGAGGAAGACGAAGGAGATAATAATGAAGGAGATGAATCAGACGAAGAAGATTAAATGGATTTCGCAACGCTCTTTATTGTCTTACTAATAAGTTGGTTTACAGTTATATTACTCCTTCTCTTCTTTTTATGCCTCTGTCATCCTGACACAAGACAATCCAGAAACGATAGATTACTTCACCGACAACCACACAAATGGATACTTCCAAATTAAAGACGATCCCCCAGGAGACTAAAGACTCTGCCCTTCAAGAACAACCCTTCCCTGATGAAGAAACTGGTCTTTGTCAATGGACTCTCGCCTCAGGAAAACGAAAAGGAGAAGTTTGCGAGAATAAAACCTTTGATGGCTGTATTTACTGTCACCGACATAAAGCTCTTTCTGCTGCTAAAGACGCTCCTCCCGACTCTCCCAAACTCAAGCCTAAGCCTCCCCCTCAAGATACAAAACTCCTCGAAATAATTCCCCCCTCTGCTCTAGTCCCTTCCACCAATCCCGCCCCTCTTCAACATCAACGTCCTCCTCCCCTTCCTAAACCTCAACTCCCTTCTACTCTCACTATGCCTGATGTTCTTGCTATCCTCAACATCTTTTCTCAAACTGCTATAGGGGTAGCGGGAGCATTGAAAAAAGATTCGCCATCTTAACGTTCTTAAATGACTGCACCAGATCAAAACTTAGCAGCCCTATTGGCACCCCAAACCTTATATGGAGGCGCCTACAAATCCAAAGGCTTAAAACACTGCACAGACTGGAAAAAAATGGAATGCAAACGATGTGTTAAATATGAGTCAGGTCCTAAGGATGGCCCAAAAGTCTTTCCTAAAGGTAAAAAAGATCTCTCACCTGAAGATGAGAACGAAAGACGCGCCATACTGGTTGCCGATCTTGGTCGGGATGCCGATCACGATATTAACCAAGCCCTTGTAGATGAAGGCTATGTCGATACTTGGGAATATGCTTCTGCCACTGGGTTCGATAAAGCCTATAGACATTTAACTGGTGTCACCACTACCGCAGTCCTCAACAAGCTCTTGAAGGGTCCCTCCAAACCCAAATCTAAATCTAAATCGAAATCCCCCAGGAAGAGTGAAAATATCGAAAAAGATCACAAAAGAAGGTCTATGAAGGTAGCTAAACTCGGGGAGGCAGGAGAAGAACTACTCAACCTTAAAATCCTACAATCAGGCCGCAGGGACAATGACTGGGAGGATATTTCAACTCAAGACTTCGATTACTTCTATAAAAAGACAAAGGAAGAGCTTAAAGCTTCTAAACCCAAAAAGGTTAGTTTTAAAAAAAAGCCCTCCGTTCGTGAGATACCCGCCAGGAAGCCTAAAAAGAGAGCCTATAGTCCTCCCCAAGGCCCAGTCATAAGAAAAGCCTCCTCTCCTGAAGCGTCTGAAGAAGAAAAGGAAGAAAAGGAAGAAAAAGGAGAACCTCCAGAACTTGGCGTCAGACGGGCCCTAATTGACGTTCTAGGTCCAGGTGGCTATGGGGTTGTAACTTCCTTTTTGCCCCGAGGCGTAACATGGGACAGGGCAACTACCGAAGACTTTCAAGCCGCTTACAAAGAAGTTATGGAACGCCGTAAAAGGGGTACTCTTTCTAAATCAAGAGCCCAGTCTTCTTCAGAAATAGAAGGAGAAGGTCTCATTGGCGGGCAAAGTCTCATTGGTGGTTGCGGTTGTTGTGGTTCTGCCCTTGTTGGTGGGGGTCCCTACGGCACTGCTTCTAATAAAAGATATCCCATTACCTCTAGAGCCTGCTCCAACTACACCGTTCACTCTAGGAGCAGGGCTCAACAAACAGCCACTGGTGCTATATCTGGTCTAATGAAAGAGTATAAAGGAGCCAGACGCGACAATCCTAAGCTAACCCGAGCTCAGTTTTTTAGAGAACAAGTGGGTGTGCCTCAACGCCCCTATGTCCCTAAAGCTGTCAGAAATGCTCGTCAATATGAGGGATACAAAGCCCTCATTGCTCTTCACGGGAAAAAGAAAGGAGCTGCTCTTATAGGAGGTGGAGAATATGCTACTTGCGAAGGCTCAAGATCCGTCATATCTTCTCACCCTGTTTCTTATGAATATAAACAACGCACCGAGGCTCAACAGGCCGCTTCTGACCTTTTAGCTGCTAGAAACGCAAGGTTTAAAATAGCCAAACAGGAGAACCCCAATCTTACTCGAGCTGAATTCTTTCAAGAAATAGCTCCCCACACCGAGAATCGTTATGTCACTAAAGCAGATAGAGCCGAAAGAACGCTCAGGCGGCTCAGGGCCATCACAGATAGAGGATTTTCAATGCCACAAGCGGCATAATCGATTAACTTAGATTAGTGGTACTAATCTAAATGTCTCTCACCTTCACAGAAAACGGAACTGCTCCTATAGCTCGAGTTATTTCTCCCCAGGGCTATTATTTCATTTATCTTTCAACCGCTCCAGCTCCCCCCACTAGACATCAACCCTCTCGAGCTAAATCCAAACTTCATCCTGCTACCATAGAACAAATTACCCTTGCCCTTCAGCATGGTCTCACCATAGAAGAACTTTATGCCACTATGACTTCTAACCCCAACTCCCTCAAAGAATTTACTGTCGGTCCCGATGAATATATAGAAATCCTTCCCTCGCCTAATCCAACACGATATTATATAGCCGGTCCCTCAGGAGCAGGCAAAACATACGTGGCTGCTTCTCTAGCCCGAGGTTACAAACAACTTCATCCCAAGCGAGCCATTATTCTCTTTGCCCGATCATCTGACGATCCTGCCTTTGAAGGTATTGCTCGAGAAGAAATAGTCCTAGATAAACTAGAACAAGAAGCAAAGGGTCGCACTCTAGATGATTTAGCCGAAGAAATAAAAGAAATACCTATATCCGATTATAGCAACAAGTTAGTCATATTAGACGATACAGATAACCTCACTAACAAACCCCTTCTCAAAACAATGGTTGCTCTGAATGGAGATCTTATGTGTAATGGTCGTAAGTTAGGGATTTCAACAATCTACATCTCTCACATCATGCTTAACGCCCATCAATCCAAAATCCCTCTGAATGAGTCTCAGTATGTTTTTTTCTTTCCTGGCTCTGGTACTCGAGGTATTCGCAGCTTTCTAAAAGATTACGCAGGCATGGAGAATACCGAAATAAAGAAAATTATGTCCATAACTAACTCACGTTGGATTATGTTAAGTAGGAATGCTCCTCGGTATATCGCAACCGAAAAATCGATCTTTCTTCTCTAACTATTCCTCTTCAAATGGACTTACAAGCACTAAACTCCGGAACAGTAGCCTCAAAAAATTGGTTGAGACCAGTTTGCGGCCATATTACAGCTGGCACTCTCACCGCCGACACAGTTGATTTTGACTCTATAGAAACGAACTACCTCACCTTAGTTGAGCAAAAAGCTGTCCCCAATCCAGCCGTAGGCTCTCAGACCCTCTTCATAGATGGCGGTACCGGTCTCCTCAACACACAAGATTCTGCAGGCGTTTCAATCCCTTATCTTCAAACTACTGGTGGTGCTATGACTGGCCTTCTTAATATGACTAACAACATTATTTCCGGCATTCGATCTCTCGCTAGTTTTGCTACCAATATTATTTGGGGAACTGGAGCCACGGCTACAGGTAATGACGGTATAGCTATTGGTAATTCTGCCTCAGTCACAGGGGGTAATTGTGTCGCTATTGGCCGCAATTCTACCGCAATTACCAGCGATTCCCTCTCCATTGGTCATGTTGCATTAGGTGCTCACTCCAATCAAACAATTGTGGGGTGTAATTGTGGTGCAACCAACTGGCAATATGCGTGTGCTTTTGGTCAAAACGCTATCTCTGATGCTTTCGCTGCTCTTACATTTTCTTCAGGTAATAGCGTGTGCACTAACAGTACTGCTAATTCTGTTCTCTTTGGTGATAGTGCTATGGTTAACCTTCGATCCGACAGCGCCGCCTGTACTCTTGGTACTGCAGCCAAACCCTTTAGGGTAGCTTACCTCAGAGACGCAGCTCCAGCTGTAGGCTGCAAATATTCCCAATACGGTGCCGTTACTGTTACCAACACTGTTGTCGATACTTCCCTCGCTACTGGCACTTCTGTCGGTTCCCTCGTTGCTTCTGCTAATGCCACTGTAGGTACTGTTTATAAGTTCGTTCTAGGCCTATCCTGGACTGGAACCGTAGCCGACACTGCTATCATCAGACTTAAAACCAACGGAGCTCCTCTCGTTGCAATTACTATGGGGCCTGAAAATGTGGCCACCACTGCCACTCTCATCAAAGGCACTATTGTGGTTGCTGGTGGTGGTAATGCCCAATGCGAACTCAGATACATAATAGGCGGCTTAGTGTCAGACATTACAAACGCTACTTCAGCCTATAATCCCGCTGTTGCCAATACCTTCGATGTTTCTGTAGAATGGTCAGCTGCCGATGTAGGAGATGTTCTTACTTGTAACTTCCTCTATGTCGAGTCTCTCTTCGCCCAGTAAGAAAAATTTACTTATTTAAGTTAGTCCTCCTAACTTAAATGGACTTGCAAGCATGCAATAGCGGAACCCCAGCCTCTAAAAATTGGTTCAATCCAGTTTGTGGCTCTATTACTTCCTCTTCTTCTACCGTGGCTCGAGAATACAGCGCCGGTCCCGTTATGACTATTAACGCTTCTTCCTTCAATCTCACAGCTGCCCAAGCTGTAAACGGCTTAATAGGAGATGTTTTTGTCGGAGCCGCTTCCGTCATAATGCCCACTGCTACTGAATTAGACGATTTAGTAGAACAAAAGCAAGTTACCTTTACAACAACCATTTGTGCCAGTGCAGCCACAACTCCCTTTGGAGTCTTTTTTGGAGGTGGCAACCTATCCTACGACGGTCAAACAGGCTATACTTTCCCTGCTGGTCTCAGATCTATCACCCTTTATTACTTTCGTACCCCCAGCAGTGGTTGGTTGGTTTTTTATTAGCTTCCTTAATCTTACTTCCAGAACTCTTTATAAAAACATGAAATTTCATGTTTTTATATAAAATTACTGCTTGCCCCTACTACCCATTTTTTCTCAAAAATATCGACCCTGTGTCATAACATAGGCCGATTTTTTTATTTTTCCTGGTTAAATTCTTATTCCAGAGTTCCAGGCCTTATAACTCTCGTCACCAACTCATCCGGGGTTATGCCTAATCTTTTTGCCGCTCCTTTGACTGCATGTGCAAAAGTATCTGTATCCCATTTGTCAAAGAGGCTCCTCATACAAATCCATCTCCCACAAGTATTAACCCCACTCTTCTTACTCTGTAGTTGGTATTCGTTATAGTGTATGGGTATTAATCGAGCCAACTCATATAATCTCTTGGCCAGATAATGGGGTTGTTGCCAGCCTATTTCTTTAAACTCTGTGTCCACCATATACCCATACGGGTCGAAGAACGTCACTCCTTCAGGAGTCCTTAATAGTATTGTCCAGTGTCCAAATGTCGGAGATTGCTGATACAATATGGCCACTGGTAACATCTTTAACAACTGTCTAGCTGTAATGTCTTTTAGCTGACTGTACACTATTACATTCCTCACATAGGGCGCAACATCTGAATCAGATAAAGGGACTTCCATCGATTTAAATGAGTAGACCTGACAAATTTTATTACAATCTTAGCTGCCCCAATTTGGGTACAGATCTCAAGCTCGCCTCTACCGATACTACTAACCAAAATATCCTTCTAGAAAATCCTTCTGACTATGAGGTTAGTTGTGTGAGGTTTGACGTATTTACTCGATTTCCACTCTTTTTCCCCATTATTCCCAATCCCGCCTTTCCTCTCATCACCGATATGTCCATTACTCTAGCTTATGGTGGTGTTTTCTACCAACAGTTTGTGTCAGTCACAGCTGATGAAGAAAAAAACGGCATATTCTCTATAGGACCTCTCCTCACTGAATTTAATGTAGCCTCCCTAGCTGCTTTTACCGCCATGAAAACAGCTTTTCCTGCTGCTCCAGCCCAAATGGCTCCTTATTTTGCCCTTAATCCCGATACTCAAATAGTGTCTATGTATGTGGATGTGGGTTGGTTAGAAGTTCCCAACACTAATCTCATCTTCTTCAATCAACCTTCCCAATCTTTGTTTAACCTCCCTTCTGCCAACTATAAAGCTCCCCCTGTCCCTTTCGGTATAGATTATCAGATTCGAGTTCTGGATTACACTAAAATTATCCCCGCTGTTGGAACTAGATTTGGCTATCCCTTTGCTTTGTTCTCTATAGCTCAATCTATTCTCCAAGTCGAACAAGAGTTCCCTCAAACAAATAACTTTATTGGTCTCGACAGACTTATTCTCTCTTCATCTCGTATTCCCTCTGTCCCTGAGCTTATTCCTCTCTCTTTTCCTGGCCAATCTACTTCTACTCAAAACGCTGCTCTTCCCGTTCTAACCGATCTATCTATTGCTGGCCTCGCTCATAATGACCTCTACACCCTTTATCTTCCCAGCGCCGAATTTCGGAGAATCTCTATGATCAGTAATAATGCCCTTCAGGTTATAGATCTCACTCTGTATTACACGACTACAGACGGCCAAATTAGACCTGTTATCCTCAGACCTGGAGACTATTTTACAGCTAAAATCTTGTTTGAGAGAGTAAGATGATTCCCCTTCTGCACCCTAAGCCAGAATAAATGGCTGCAACAGAAATCGTAAATGTCGTAGGTATCGATCCCCGATTAGATATCAACAGTAGAAAGCAACGTATCAATGTGGTTCCGCAAGGGGCTTCAAATATCTCCTATCAAAAGACCACCTCTAACAACGTTTCCAACTCTAACTGTACTTTCAATATAGCTGTTCCCTCTGCTCGCACTTATGTTCCTAGAGTAGTTTATATAACTCTCTCCGGTAATACAGTCTTTACCGGTAATTCTGGGCTAGCTGGCCAAACTCTTCTCCAGGCTGCCTCCTTTCCTCACGCTAATGGCATCTCTTCCGGTACTTCTAACTTGGTGGCTCCCAGATGCATGCCTCTAGATCAAATCATCTCCCAGCTCCAGATCAACATTAACGGCCAGATTATCTCTTCTAACACAGGTCAATATGCTAGATTGCTTCAACGATTCTCCAATGAACGAGATGAACGTGAGTATGATCTTTCTATGTCCCCCATGATGCCAGATGTCTCTCTGGACTATTCCGCTGATGAGATGAGTTCTATCAGTCCCCTCAGAGGCGCTCAGTATAACGATTACCAACTACCTCGAGGAGCATGCCCCAACGTGCTTATCACTGCTAACACTTCTCTAGGTAACAACAACGATACTGCTACAGTTTATTGGACCTTCACTACCCCTCTGATTCTTTCTCCTATGTGTTACAGTCGCAACTATCAAGAAAAATTAAGTTTTATTATGTTGACAATGTTCGAGCTCCAGACTACTTTTGGCAACCAGGGAGGCGGCGGTGCTATAGACAACTTGAGTTCTGGTTTATGGTCTTGGACTAACTCCCTTCTCAACCCCACTCCTCCTGTCCTCCTCTCTGCCACTACTAATATTCAGTCTGCCTTTCTGTTTAACCAGTTTATTGTGCCTCCAGAATGGCAATCCATCCCCCCGTCTGTTTACTACAGCTTTACTGTTCCGACTTGGCTCCCTAACGCTCCCTCCTCTAACACTATTGCTGCGGGGGCCACAGGTCAGATAGTTATGTCTCAAGCTATTCAACGAAACCAAACTATGGCTGATATTATCTTTTATGTTGGAGAACGTGCTACTGACGCATCTATCTTTAAACCAGATGTAGCTTTCTTTACTATTACCCAACTCTCCCTTCAGTGGGATTCAGGAGCTCCTGCCTTTAGTACTATGTCTCCCTTCGATTTATATCAAGCCTTTCATGTAGTAAAGGGAGGCAATCTCTCTTGGAGGCAGTTTAGTGGTGCTGGAGGTTCTGTCATAAGTGGTATGGGTGGAGGTGGTGCCGCTGCTTATGATGCTTCAGTAGGTGGAAGCGGGACTAATGTCATCGGTGCCTATCTCAGAATTACGCCTGGGATCGATATCCCTCTTCCTGAGTACCTTCACGATGCACCCTCTTGCTCCGACCAGAAACACACTCTTCTTTTCACGGCTACTGTTACTAATTTAACTAATCGCGCTATTGTACCTTCGGCCAATTGTCTCATATTAGACGAAGGAATTTTTGAAATAACGAAATTGGTCGCCTCTCAAAGATCTAACATCGTCACTCCCTCAGAAGTAAAAGAACTCCAGATGACGGCAGGCCAATCTCAACCAGTTCCCTTCTTCGCTCCCAAATCTCTTCTTGGTGGTACCTTCTTTGGTGATGTAGGCCAGTTCTTCAAACGAGCAGCTCGTACTGGTCTCAACATCGCTAAATCTCTTGCTCCAAAGCAATATCAACCTGCCGTGAATGAAGTCTCTGATCTTGCTGAGAAATATGGCGTGGGTTTAGGTAATGTAAAAGGCGGTGCTCGAGCTTCCAGAAAGAAACTTTCTATGCATATGTAAAACTAACTATTTATCCCTATCGTATAGGAATAAATGTCGATAACTCTCCCCCCTTCCAACCCAGGCAGAGACCCCCTTAAACCCGAATGGCGTGCCTTTATAGTTACTGTTAATACTTGCTCTTCAGATGTTAGATTGGCCAAACCTCTCAAACAAGTCTGGGATTATGTAGTTCGAAATCTCGCTCAGTTTATAGTAGGAAGACCCCACTCTCATCTCCTCGAAGTCAAAGAACACAGCAATGTAGAAAGAGGAACTAAATTTCACAAGATTCATCTGCACTCTGATTTAATATTTCGAACCGAGGGTATCTCTTTTATAGATAGAGTTAAGCTTATTGCTTTTGTTAATAAAAATCTTAATCAAGTCCCAGGTTTTGTTAGGTGCCATCTTAACCTCCGGCTCAGAAAATCTTACAATGAAAACAAAATAATCGAAGAATATATAGATAAAGATCCCCTTGCCGAGACTACCGAAAAAGAGACCTTCGAGGTAATCCCATTATAGACCTCTATTTTATCACACCTCTTCGGCCACCAGCCCTCTCCTTAATAAGACAAAACTTTTATTTTTTTAAAGCCCTAAACCTATTTTATAAAATTTTTATAAGCGGTGTGTTGGATTTTCTCCTCCTTTAAAAATAAATCGACTTACCCTTACGCGCACGATAGTTTCGCACCTTTAAAGATTCTGAAGTAGAAACAGCCCACCCCCAACCTAAAAAAAACATCCTCTTCATAATCCTCCAAAACCTCTTTTTTCATCCTCCCCATCCCCTCGAACCAATTTTCCAAACTCACAAATTTCATCGTCCACCACCCCTTCGTTAATTTTTTACTAACCAAAGTTGATTTATTTCGCTCTCACTAAACTTAAATTTAAATGAGCGAAATAAACAAGTTCTGCAAAATCCTACCCTGCGTTGAGCCAGATGATGCTAATCTAAGAAGAAAATGTTGGTTCCTAACCCTCTTTGACAAAACATTTACCCTAGATACAGCCGAAGACGATTTAAAAAGAAGCTTTACTACCATCAAAGAATACGACTATGTGGAAAAAGTTATAGCTCAAATGGAACAATGTCCCTCTACCAAAAATCTTCATATACATTTTGCTATTATGTTAGATTCAAAAGACAGGGCTCCCATTCGAAAATTTAAAGAACTTTTCCCCAGCCTCCGCTCTAAAGGTATTTTAGCCGTTGAGTTCGACCTTATGGATCTTGTTTATTTTTACACAGCTAAAGCTCAGTCCAGAGTTGCCGGCCCCCTATATTATGGTTGGCGTAATCCCGAAACTGGCAAACTCAGACCAGCCATTCCTAGAACACTTTACCAAGACAAATATGTCCCCAAGCCTCTCTCTGAGTCTACTAAAGAGATTATTACCCAAAAGATTACCCAAAAAGAAAACTTTAAAGAAATATCTCTCAAGGTCAAGAATAAAATTCGGCTCAATGCAAAGCAACAAACCAAAAGAACTAAGGAGCTCAATAAACAACTCACTGAGCTCACTTCTTCTCAACAAATTCCTCGTCTCGCTCAGCAAGTTGCAGCCACTAAAGAGGCTTACGAAAAAGCCTCTAAAGATGCCTGGGCCAATAATCCTTGTAATAAAGACGTTCCTCTTGACAAACCCATCACTCAAGACATGATAGATTTCGCTGAACACAAAACCCAATTGGCCAACTATAAATACGTCGAAGCCCAAATCTTTCTTTATAACGCTAGTTTCTTACGCCTCAGAATAGAAACAGAACTTAAATTCTGGGAAGAGTACACACCTTCTTCTGATGAGCCTCAACCCCCTGAGATCCTTCCCGAGTGTCCCTTCATATTGCCTCATGTCTCTCCTGCTCCCTCCTCTTTCACTCAAGTGACACGATATGCCCCTCCTCGTCTCAAAGAACGTTCCCCCAAAGACCAACTCTGGCTCGAATATATGACCGCCTTTTCAGCCCCCTTTGCCGATGCCGTCAAAGTCGAAACAGATTACAAGAACAAACTTAAAGCTCTCGAATCTGAATCCAAAGAGCCCACTTAATAAATCATATAGCTGTGCAACACACAGCTATAAATAATAAAAATGTTCTCCAACCTCCTATAGTTTATAATCCAATGTTCAATACCTCAACATTCCGATGCATCTTGCCTATGCTTCAGAATATCTCGATTACTAATCTAGATATTAATCCACTAATACTTCCGCTCTATTCTCGACTACAGCTGTAGTATTATGTAACACAGTCTTAATGCTCCATCTTCCTATTGCAGTCCTTGTTTCATCTAACTTCAGTCTTGCTATAGCTCTAGCACAATCAAGGTCTCCACAAAAACTAGCAAAATTTTGTCTCACACCAAGCTTATTAACCCTACTATGAACATAGCATACGACTTCAATCTCATAGTCCTCCACCTCTGCACTTCTTTCCACCATTTGCACTTCTTTCCACCATTTGCAGTATCCACATTGTGCATATATTTGAGAACCATTTTTGAACGCCCCTTCCGTGGCCTTAACTAATTTATTACCTATTACTGTTCC